TGGAAAGAAGAAACGATTCGCAACACCAGTGAAGAACAGTTCCGACAAGAATTTGAAACTGAATTTATTGGTTCATCTGCAACATTAATCTCTGGTTCTAAACTGAGAAGTCTTGCATTCAACAACCCATTATCCTCAAGGGATGGTTTCGATATATACGAGGAACCATTACCAAATCATTTCTATATTGTAAACGTAGACTGTTCAGAAGGTGTATTGCGAGATTACTCAGCACTCTCTGTGATAGATGTTACGACTATTCCATACAAAGTGGTGGCAAAGTTTCGCAAGAACGACTTACCGTTGTTGTTATATCCAAACTTTGTTTTCCAGATTGCAATGAAATACAACGAGGCATTTGTACTGGTTGAAACAAATAACATTGGTCAACAAGTGGTTGACACATTACATTATGACCTAGAATATGAAAACATCTTTAAGCTGGAACACCATGCTATTAAAGGACAGAATATTTCGGCGGGTTTTAAACGCTCAATTTCATTGGGTCTTAAAACCACAACATCAGTAAAGAAGATAGGTTGTGCCAACTTAAAAACTTTGATTGAAAACGATAAGTTACTGATACCCGATTTTGATACTATTGCTGAACTAAACACCTTTGTGAGGGTCAAAAACTCATACGAGGCCGAAGAAGGTAATAATGATGACTTAGTTATGACACTTGTTATGTTTGCTTGGTTGACGGCACAGGCGTTTTTTAAAGAGAATACGAATACCGATATTAGATTAAGACTAGTACAAGACCAGAAGGATATGTTCGATGACAATGTTCCTCCTATCGGTGAATTCGATGATGGAATCAAGGAGCACGTAACCGTGGAAGATGGAGACGCATGGTCTTCTTCTGACTTTAGAGGTTACTTCCCCTCAACTTTTTAAATTACTAAATACATTATAACGATTTGACCCTCAAACATTAAGGAGAAATCAAATGGGATTTCAATTATCACCAGGTGTAGTTACGTCAGAGATTGACTTAACAACAATTATCCCTGCGGTAGCAACCTCAATTGGTGCTTTTGCTGGTAAGTTTGGTTGGGGACCTGTAAACACAGTTATGTCCGTTTCGGACGAAGTTCGTTTGGTAGACCGTTTCGGTAAACCAGATGCAAATAACTATGAATACTGGTTCTCTGCTGCTAACTTCCTTGCTTATGCAAACAACTTGCGAATTGTTCGTGCAGCTAATACCACCTCAACTCTAAATGCTACCGCCAATACATCAGGCGTTGGTATTCTAATCGAAAGCGAAGACGACTACGAAGCAAATCACTCAAGTGGTTCTGGTACTTCTGGCGAATTTGCTGCTCGTTGGCCAGGTGCCATCGGTAACTCATTGCGAGTTTCTGTATGTCCTTCTGCTAACGCTTACTCATCTAACTTGACTGCACAAGCATCTATCGTTGTTTCTAACGCTGAAGCTGTTGGTAATACTCTTATCGAAACTTCTGGTGACGCAACTTCTTATCTTGTTGTTGGTGACTACGTTTCTTTTGACGCAGGTACTACATACATCCAAGTTTCTGCTGTAACATCAGCCAACATTACTCTTTCTACCGCACTAGCAACTGCTGTTACTGCAAACGCTTCTATTCAACGCAAGTGGCAATATGCTGACCAATTCACTGGTGCTCCAGGCACTTCTGATTTCGTTTCAACACTAGGTGGTTCTAAAGACGAATTGCACGTTATCGTTGTTGACGAAGACGGTCTATTCACTGGTACTCCAGGTACTATCCTTGAAAAATACGAATATGCTTCTAAGGCATCTGACGGTAAAGATTCTTCTGGTAACACATCTTACTACAAGAACCAAATCGAACAGAAATCTAAGTATGTTTGGTGGTTACAACACGTAACTGGTGGTTCTAACTGGGGTACAACTGCCGCAGGTAAGACTTTCTCTGCTGTTGAAAAGAACACATCTGTATCACTTGCTGGTGGTGCTGAAGGTGAAATTGGTAACGCAGAACTTATTGCTGCATACGACAAGTTTGCAAACGGTGACACCATCGACATTTCATTGGTGATTGCTGGTCCATCTAACGCAACCGTTGTTAACTATCTAATCGATAACATCGCTACAATCCGTAAGGACTGCGTTGTATTCGCATCTCCTCCAAAGTCTGCCGTTGTTGATAACATTGGTAACGAAGTAACTGATTCAGTTGCATTCCGTGACACATTGACTTCAACATCATATGCAGTACTAGATAGTAACTGGAAATACCAATACGACAAATACGGTGACGTATATCGTTGGGTTCCATGTAACTCTGACATTGCTGGTCTATGCGCTCGTACTGATAACGACCGTGACCCTTGGTTCTCTCCAGGTGGTTTAAACCGTGGTATCATTAAGAACGTTGTTAAACTTGCATACAACCCTGTTAAATCAGAACGTGATGACTTGTATGTTAAGAGCATTAACCCTGTCGTAGCATTTGCTGGCGAAGGTACTGTTCTATTCGGCGACAAGACATTGCAAGCAAAACCAAGTGCGTTTGACCGTATCAACGTTCGCCGCTTGTTCATTGTTATTGAGAAGGCAATTGCTCGTGCTTCACGTTACTCATTGTTCGAATTCAACGATGCATTTACTCGTGCTCAGTTTGTAAGTATGGTTGAACCGTATCTGCGTGACATTCAAGGTCGCCGTGGTATTACAGACTTCCGTGTAGTGTGTGACGAATCTAACAATACCGGTGAGGTAATTGACGGTAACCGTTTCATTGGCGACATTTACATTAAACCTGCTCGTTCAATTAACTTTATTCAACTTAACTTCGTTGCTGTTCGTACCGGTGTTTCGTTTGATGAAGTAGTTGGCAAGTTCTAATAAATAGAAATAGGAGAACATAAATGGCCTTTACAGTAAACGAATTCCGTTCACAAATGACAGGTGACGGCGCACGCCCGAACCTGTTCTCTGTGTCGATGCCTTTTCCAGGATTTGCTAATCCAGGAACAGCACAAACAAAACTAACATTCATGTGCAAAACTGCACAGTTACCTGGCGCCACTATCGGCGTTGTACCTGTGCAATACTTTGGTCGTGAATTGAAGTTTGCAGGTAACCGTACATTCCAAGACTGGACAATCACCGTTATTAACGATGAAGACTTCTCAGTTCGTAACGCTTTCGAGCGTTGGATGAATGGTATCAACTCTCATGGTGCAAACGTTCGTAACCCAGCAGCTTTGACTCCTGGCAGTTATGTAACTGATGCAACAGTTAACCAATATGGTAAAACTGGTAATGTCTTGAAGTCTTACAAATTTGTTGGTTTATTCCCAACAGATGTAGCACCGATTGATGTTGACTGGGGTTCTAACGATACTATCGAAGAATTTACAGTTACTCTATCCTACCAATGGTGGGAAGACGCTACTAACGGCGTGGTATAAGTATATGAGAGGAGAGAAATCTCCTCTCTTATTACTTTCAAATTATAGGATGAAAGATTAATGGCGGTTAAACTATTCGGTTTCACATTAGGTAAACAAGAGATTGTTCGTGCTGAAAAGCCCGAGCAAGCTTCTTTTGCACTTCCAACGGAAGCACTCGATGATGGTGCAGTTACCATCACGCAAAATGCACACTACGGCACATACGTAGACTTAGAAGGTTCTATTCGCAACGAATTAGAACTGATTACTCGTTACCGTGAAATGGGTAACCATCCAGAATGTGAGAATGCAATCACAGAAATCGTGGATGAAGCAATTACACATGATGAAGATGGTACAGTTGTTGATATCGTTTTAGATAAATTAAAACAACCAGAATCCATTAAAAAGAAAATCAAAGAAGAATTCGATAACATTCTTCGCATGATGAACTTCAACAACCTTGCCGATGATATTTTCAAACGTTGGTATATCGATGGTCGTTTGTACTATCATGTTGTTGTAAACGAACAGAATCCCAAAGAGGGCATTCAAGAATTAAGATACATTGACCCACGAAAGATTCGTAAGGTCCGTGAAGTTAAAAAAGGTAGAGACCCTAAGACAGGCGCAGATATTGTCCAGTCTATTGCTGAATACTATATGTACTCAGACCGTGGTCAGACTACTCAAGGTTATACATCATCGGTTAACTCAGGTTTACGTATTGCAGCTGACGCAGTATTGAATGTTAACTCTGGTTTGATGGATGCCAAAAACACAATGGTTATCTCTTATTTACATAAGGCGATTAAACCACTCAACCAGTTGCGTATGATTGAAGACGCAATTGTTATCTACCGTTTATCAAGAGCACCTGAACGCCGTATTTTCTACATTGACGTTGGTAACTTACCAAAAGGCAAAGCAGAACAATACATCCGTGACATTATGATTAAGTATCGTAATAAGATGGTTTACGATGCCAATACAGGTGAACTCCGTGATGACCGCAAACATATGTCTATGTTAGAAGATTTCTGGTTACCTCGCCGTGAAGGCAGTAAAGGTACAGAGATTACTACATTGGCTGCAGGTCAGAACCTTGGTGAACTAGAAGACGTTAAGTACTTCCAAAAGAAATTGTTCCAGTCACTATCAGTTCCATACTCTCGTTTAGAACCACAAGGTGGTGGTATGGTTGGTTTAGGTCGTACTACAGAAGTCACACGTGATGAATTGAAGTTTAACAAATTCATCAACCGTATTCGTAATAAGTTTGCACAGATTTTTGACCATGCCTTGAAAGTACAACTTGCCTTGAAGGGTATCTGTACGCAAGAAGAATGGGAAGAATTCCGTGAGTTCATCTATTACGACTATAAGAAAGACAACAACTTTGCTGAAATGAAAGAATCAGAGTTGTTGCAAAACAGATTACAGATGATTGCTCAACTTGACCCATTTGTTGGTCGTTACTTCTCACAAGAGTGGGTAAAGAGAAATGTTCTCAAACTCACCGATGAAGAAATGCAAGAAATGGACAAGCAGATTGAAGAAGAAGGTCCAGTTGTACCAGTTGGACAAGAACAACCTCAACCTGAAGTAACACCTGAAATGGCGCCACCTGAAGACAACACGTTCGAAGAAGGTTCATCAGAATCTCTTACACCAGAACTTGATGCAAGGGTAGATAAATATAGTGCGTCACTAAATAATAAGAAATAATGGAGATTGAAATGACAGACCAAGTAAGAAACTTTATTGACCTTGTTGCCGCTGGCGACAACTCTCAAGCAAAAGAAGCTGTTAGTGAATTGTTATCTACTCGTGCATTCGAAACATTAGATGCAAAGAAACAAGAAATGGCTGCAACACTTTTTAACGGTACTCCTGTAGAACAAGAATGAAGTCGTTTGAAGATTTTAAATCTGATGCCCTAAACGAGGCAGAAGAAAAAGACCGCAGAAACTTTGATGCGCTAGTCCGTGCTGGACTAGCCAACAAGGCACAGTTGCAACGTATCCACAAAATCTTAGATAAGATGGGTGAAGAACGTCCTCAGTTCAACAATGCTGACAAGTTAATCCTGCAAAATCTTTTCAATAAGATGGTAGATTTAATTTCTAATAACAAACAGATTTCACAGAAGGTTCGTGTTGCAGTTCGTGAAGAAGACGAATTCAATTTAGACGACACGATTCAGGCAGAGACCGAAGTAGAACAACTAGATGAAAAGTATGGCAAACCGGTTGACCCACCTGCCATTCTAGTTTTGAAACGCAAGGCAATCCGTGTGTTTCCAAATAATACACGCATCGCACTTTACTATAACGACAAGTTAAAGAAAATCTTTAGTGTTCCATATGCAACACCTCCAGACTTTGCAACACCAATGCAGTCGCAAGATGCAACAGTAGTTGGCGAAGAAGTCGTACAAGAGGCGGTAATTGACCAACTACATAAGATAGTAAATAATAAACAAGCGGCAACAGTTAAGTTTGGCAACGGTCAGACAAGACGAGTTGATGGTTACACCGCATCTGCAATCACTCAAGTACATGGTGCTTTGAATGATGAAAACAAAAAGAAGATTGCAGATATGGTACACAAGTCACCAGAACACTTTCACAAAGTTGCCACATTCGCATTCAGTAAAACTAAATGAATTTAATTGAACTGATTGCACAGAATAAACTAGTTGAGGCAAAAGAATTAATCTTCAAATGCCTTGATGATATTGCTCGTACTAAGTTACAAGAAGCAAAAGAAATCGTTGCAGAGCAACAGTATGTTGAAGTAGAAGTACTTGACGAAGGTAACATCCAGAAAATGGGTCGTATTACCAAAATTCGTAGACGCATTCGCCGCAATAAAAAGGGCAGAATCATCGTACAACGTAATGTGAAGAAATCTGCGGTCAAAGGTTACAGAATTTCGGGCAGCAAAGTTGTTCGTATCTCGGCAATGCAACGTATCAACAAAACTAGAAAACTAAAAAGGTATTGGAAGACAAAAGGTAAGGCAAAACTTACTCGCACTTTGCTGAAACGCAAAATGTCTAATCAACGCCGCAAATCTATGGGAATAAGATAAAATGTCATACGAAGTAAGCAATACATTACGAAACTCTAGTTTCGTTCGTGCAGAAGGTGCAGGTACATACACAATTACTCTTGCAAACCTTTCATCGAACTCTGCACTAGAAACAGTTTCGTCCGCTGCGGTTAAAAAATTATCGTGGACTGCCAACACAAACGGTAGTGTCACAATCGCTCGTGGTGCAACTCCTAACACTATGTTGTCATTGTATGGCAACGGTGAAATCAAACTTGATGAATACGGACACTCTATCGCAAACGGTGCAACAGGTAATATTGTTGTGACTATTGCTGGTGCAGGTACTCTAATCATGGAAGTTTCTAAGGTTGCCACCTATTCACAGGACTTAGGAACACTATGAAACTAATTACAGAAACAGTAGAAGAAGTTAAGTACTTAACTGAAGCTACCGAAACAGGCAAAAAACATTTATTCATTGAAGGTCCATTTCTGGTTGCCGAAGAACCAAACAGAAATCGCCGTAAGTATAAACTTGAAACCTTGAAAGAGGAAGTAGAGCGTTACAACAATGAGTATGTTGCAACAAACCGTGCTCTAGGTGAATTGGGTCACCCTGATACTCCTTCTATTAACTTAGAACGTGTATCACACAAGATTGTTTCTTTGAGACAAGAAGGTAACCGATTCATTGGCAAGGCTCAAATTCTCGAAACTCCTTACGGTAATATCGTAAAGAATTTTATTGAATCCGGTGTAAACCTAGGTGTGTCATCACGTGGCATGGGCAGTCTTGTCCAAGGTCAAGATGGTATCAGTATTGTTGGCAGCGATTTCCGCCTTGCTACTGCTGCTGATATTGTTGCTGACCCATCTGCTCCAGGTGCATTTGTAAATGGCATCATGGAAAACAAAGAATGGTTATTTGTTGAAGGTCGATTCGTAGAGGTCGATATTGATAAAGCTAAACAACAAATTCGCAAAGCGTCACCAAAACAAATTGAGGAAGTAGCAATTCAATTGTTCACAAACTTCCTCTCAAAACTTTAATTTACTAAATAAGCAATCATTAAAGGAGAACCCTAATGGCAAAACACCAATTATTTGAAGCAGCTGCTGAGATTCTTGCGGGAAGCAAAGCATCAGCATCTGGTGCGCCGTTGCAAAAGGTTGATGGTCAGGTAGTTGATTTAGGTGGTCCAACACCTACAAACAGCAAACCTGATGACGATTCTAATAAAATCGATGCAACTAAAGCAGCGAAAGACGCTACCGCTCCAACCACTAAACCTTCTGATGCGTCTGCCGACACACAGTTAGAATTAGGTGGCGGAAAGAAAACAATGAAAGAAGACGTTGATGCGATGTTCGCTGATGACGAAACTATTTCTGAAGAATTTAAATCCAAAGTTTCTACAATCTTTGAAGCACGTGTACTTGATAAAATTGCACAAATCACCGAAGAACAAGAAACTCGTTACGCATCTATGCTTGAAGAAGCCGTTGAATCTGTTAAGGTTGACCTAACAGAAAAAGTAAACGACTATCTTTCATATGTTGTTGAACAATGGATTGCCGACAACGAAATCGCTATCGAATCTGGCCTACGTGCTGAATTGACAGAAGAATTCATTGCTGGTTTGAAGACACTATTTGCAGAACACTATATCGATGTTCCTGCCGAAAAAGTTGACCTAGTTGAGGAACTTGCTACTAAGGTAGAAGACCTTGAATCTAAGTTGAACGAAGAAATCCAACGTGGTATCGAAACAAAGAAAGCTTTGGTAGAATCACGTAAGGTAGAAGTTACCCATGCAGTATGCGAAGGTTTAACTGATACTCAAGTTGAAAAAATCAAGTCGCTTGCAGAGAGCGTTGAGTTTGCCACAGAGGCAGATTATAAAGAAAAACTTGAAACTATCCGTGAAAACTATTTCCCATCAGGTGCTAAAAAGGCAACTGAACAACAATTGCATGAACAGGTAGAAGACGGTAGCGAAAAGGTTGTCGCATCAGCTGACCCATTCGTTTCATCCGTTGTGCAAGCTATTTCCAAAACCAAACTCTAATACATTAGGAGAAAATTTATGTATTTAACCGAAGAAATTCAAAAAACTTGGGGTCCAGTCCTAGAACACGCAGACTTGGCACCAATCGCTGACCCATATCGTAAAGCTGTTACTGCTTTGGTACTTGAAAACACCAAGCAAGCTATGATTAAAGAAGGTCAAATCGTTGAAGCTGCTCCAACAAACTCTGCTGGTACAGGCGGTTTCTCTGGTGGTGCTACTGCAACTGGTCCAGTTGCCGGTTTCGACCCAATCCTTATCTCTCTAGTTCGCCGTTCATTGCCTAACCTAATCGCTTATGACGTTTGCGGTGTACAACCAATGACTGGTCCTACTGGTCTTATCTTCGCAATGCGTACTCGTTACGGTACACAATCTGGCGATGAAGCATTCTATAACGAAGCTAACACTGCTCACTCTGGTGCTGCTGGTGGTTCACAAGCTGCTCTAGCAATCGGCGGTGCCGCTGCTAACACTTTCGTTGCTAACGCAACTGCTGGTGGTGCATTGACTACAGCTAACGCTGAAGCACTAGGTACTTCAGGTTCTGCTGCATTCAACGAAATGGGTTTCTCAATTGAGAAAGTTACCGTTACTGCTAACACTCGTGCTTTGAAGGCAGAGTACTCAATGGAACTTGCACAAGACTTGAAAGCAGTTCATGGTCTTGACGCTGAAACAGAATTG